TTACTCGTGAGTAAGAACTGTGCTACTCGCCTCCTCCGTGGCTAGCTGCCCGCCCCACATAAGCCATTCGCGGCTCGCTCCGGTCGCCCGATGAATCGCCTGAATCTTCTCGGTGAGCTTGTGAGGACTGCGCCCGCTTTCAATCCCTTGTAGGGCATTCTCGGTCAATCCAGTGAGCTGGGAAAACTCCCTGCGGCTCATCCTGAGCGCATTTCGCAGGACAACAACCCTGGCGGCAAGAGTGTCTGCCGGAACCCAGTTGTTCCCGTGAACCTTCTCTGCTGTCGTCATGGGTAAATGATGACATCTCTGCAATCTGCATGCAAGAAGATTGCATGCTTGAGCTGCAAGTAAACAGTTCATTCCTAAGTGATGCTTGCAATCAAATTTCATGCATGTAATTATTTCGGCATGAGCGCAAAACTTCTGCTGATCGAGGCTCGGCTCGGTGGTCGAAGACTCCCCGAACTCGTCGGCGCACGCCGGGCACAGGGCAAGTCCTGGCAGGGCATCGCCAACGAAATCCACGACATGACCGGCGTTGCGGTGTCCCGAGAGTCCTTGCGTGCCTGGTGCAATCAGTCCAAGGCGGTGGCCTCGTGAGCGCGCCAGTGATCGTTTCCCCGTTCGACGCGATCCGTCACCTGACTGACGAGGGCCGCGAGTACTGGTCGGCACGTGATCTCATGCCGCTGCTCGGATACGAGAAGTGGGAGCGGTTCGCCGACGCCATCAGCCGTGCCAAGCTTGCCGCCCGCAATGCTGGGTACGACGCAGCGCAAAACTTTCCCGCCTCCGGGAAAGTTTCTGGGAGCCGAGGACCGGCACAGGCTGACTACCACCTCTCCCGGTACGCCTGCTATCTCGTCGCACTCAATGGCGATCCACGCAAGCCTGAAATCGCAGCCGCGCAGACATACTTCGTCATCAAGACCCGTGAGGCCGAGACCGCCACGGCCGCGCCCGCGCTCACGGGCACCGACCTACTCGCCGCCGCCGTGCTCGAAGCCCAGCGGATGATCGAGGCCAAGGATGCTCGAATCGCCGAGCTGGAGCCCAAGGCCGACCTTGCAGATACATACCTCACTGCACAGGGTGGGTCCCGGTTGATCCGGGAAGCCGCCAAGCTGCTCGGCATGCGCGAGCGCGAGTTTCGCCAGTGGCTCCTGGATGAGCGGCTGATCTTCGCCAAACACGCTCCGTGCGGCGCGGTGCAGTACGACCACTACGCGCAGTTCACGCACTACTTCCAAGCGCACGAGCACGTCGTCGCGCACTCATGGGGCAGCTGTGCCCACTACACCTTGCGCATTCTGCCGCGAGGGATGGAACTCATCACCGCACGCTTGGGCCGAATCTCCAAGTAATCGCAAGTCCCACAACTGAATAAGTAAAGACGCTGGCGGTCCCGTCGCCAAACAGAAACCGCCAGCGTCCCCTACCAACCAATCCTACTGAGAGGACTTGGCATGCCCCAACATATCCGCAGGCGGTCGCACGGGCGCCGCCGACCCCGGCTGAGCAGCTACGACGCGATCACCGTTGTGCTAGCCGCTATCGCGGTGCTCGCCGCGATGCTGCTGGCCTCCCCGGACTCGCACGCCGACCCGGTGACCGATGACTTCGTGACGACGAGCGGCTGGCGCGTGTGCAACGAGCTGGACGCGCAGCCCAATTTCGACGGCATCCGGTACTCATATCGGGCACTGTCGGCGCGCGGCTACAGCCTCGATCAGTCGGCCCAAATCATCGCGGGCTCAGTGAAGGTGTGGTGCAAACGCCATGCGCCACTACTCAAGTCATACGCCGACACCTATGCTTCCGCGCCGCAGCAGAGCCAGGGGCGTGCGGCATGACCATCACCTTTGACCCCAACCCGACGTTCGACGAGCTCATGGCCGCGTTCGACAAGGCCGAGCAGAAGTGCTCCCCCAACGTCGCCAACAACGTCTTGGACCTGCAAATCGCTGACCTGTTCGAGAGATTGGGCAATCGCGGTATCGCCGTCCTGGTCGCCAATCAGAAGGCGTGGCGCGAGTCCGTCAAGGAGTCGGGTACAGACCCGCGATGCGCCTGGACCGCCGACGCTACCGCCGAGGTCGTGCTCGTCGAGTTCTTCACCGATCGCGACAACCGGGACAAAGCCAGCGCCGTGCTCAAGGCGGGTGCGTAATGCCCGAGGACACCACACACACTGCAACTGGCTATCTCGTGCTCGAAGCGGCACGTTCGGGCTGGCGGAAAGGGTATGACGGCCTCGGCATGATCGACCACATCAAGGTCGCCGCATACCGGGCCAATCGACCCTCCAAGCTGGAGCGTGACCAGATCGCCGTCAAGGTAGCGATCACCATCGACGACGCCGAATTCTCCCCTATTACAGCGACACTCGCGCTCACCCTCGACCCGTCGCGGGTCATCCATCCTGTTGTCGAGGATCTGGAGCCTGGCGAGTGAATCGGTACTACTGCCCCGTGTGTTGGGCCCGAGTAAAGCGCTCCAGCGGAGGCAATATCACGGGGCATTTCGACACAGTGACCAGGCCTTGCCCCGCTTCGGGATACCCGTTCTCCATTGCGTTGATAACCCAGCTCAACGGTGCCGGGTTGCGGCACACCATCAAGCGGATTCAAGAGCTACGAGAGGCGATTGCCGCATGACAACTACCGCCGAAATCCCAACCGCTGACGGCCTATACAGCGGTATTCCTGATGAGGTCTACCACGCCGACCGCACCAGCTTGTCGTCGTCGGGTGCTCGTGCACTGCTGGCGCCGTCCTCACCCGAGATCTTCCACTACCAGCAGCGGCAACCGCCAGAACCCAAGCCGCAATACGACTTCGGGCAGGTTGCCCACAAGTTCGTGCTGGGCGAAGGCGCCGATATCTGCGAGCTAGATCCGGCCGTTCACGGGCTGAACAAGGATGGCTCCCCCGCCAAGTCGCCCACCGCCACCGCGATGTGGCAGGCAGCAGCCGAGGAAGCGCGCAAGGCCGGTCAGATCCCGATGCACATCGCCGAGGTGGCCAAGGCCAAAGCGATGGCGGCCAGGGTGCACGAGCACCCGCTCGCCGGGCCCCTACTAGCCGACGGGACACCGGAGCTGTCCGGGTACTGGCACGACCGGGAGACGGGCGTGCGCCTGAGGTTCCGGCCCGACTGGCTGCCCAACCCCGGCCGGGGACGGCTGATCGTCGTCGACTACAAGACCAGCGCCAGCGCCTACCCGGGCCACTTCGCCAAGGCCGCAGCCGAATACGGCTACCACCAGCAGGCGCCGTGGTATCTGGACGGCCTGGCCGCGTGCGAAATCGCCGACGACGCCGCGTTCCTGTTCGTCGTCCAGTCCAAAACGGCGCCCTACCCGATCACCGTGGTCGAGCTCAAGCCCGAAGACATCGACCTCGGCCGGCGCCGCAACCGCAAGGCCATCGACCTGTACGCCCAATGCGTCGCCGATGACCACTGGCCCGGCTACGGCGACCACGTGCACTCGGTGTCGCTCCCCAGTTACGCCACCTACCAGCAAGAAGGAGAACTCGATCAGTGACCGTCACCCCCTACCAGCCCATCTCGCCCGCACCGCGCACGGCAGTCAGCCAGGCCACCTCAGTCGAACAGTCGCGCGCCGTCGCCGAGGTCCAATCCGCCGTCATCGTGGCCCAGCAGATCCCGCGTGACATGCAGCGCGCCGAAGCGGAGATGCGCGATACGTGCAATCGATCCGCGATGGCGAAACAGGCCTTCTACCAAGTGCCGAACCGAGGCAACGGCGCATCGGTGCACCTCATGCGCGAACTCGCGCGAGTCTGGGGCAACGTGCAGTACGGCGTCAACGAGCTGCACCGCGACGACTCCCGGGGCGAGTCGGAGGTTCAGGCGTGGGCGTGGGATGTGCAGACCAACACCCGCTCTACGCGCACCTTCATCGTCCCTCATGCCCGCATGTCAAAGGGGCGCCGCCAAGAACTCACCGACCTTGGTGACATCACGAACAACAACAACAATGCGGGCGCTCGCGCTGTCCGCGAGTGCATCAACGCCATCTTGCCCAAGTGGTTTACCGAAGCGGCACAGGACATCTGCAAGGCGACGCTGGAGAACGGCGAGGGCGTGCCCTTGCCCAAACGCATCGAGGACATGATCGCCGGATTCCGTGCCATCGGCGTCTCCCAGGCGCAATTGGAGACCAAGATCGGCAAGAAGCGTGGCGCCTGGGATGCGGGCGATGTCGCACAGATGGGCATCACCTACACCTCGATCACCCGCGATGGCTACGACAAGGCCGAGATGTTCCCGCCGGTCGCAGGAGTGACAACCGACGAGATCAAGGCCAAGGCCCCGGACAAACCGAAGAACGAAGCGGTACCAACGCCTGAGCAGGCACCACGCCCGGAGAAGGTCGAGGAAGCACCCGAGGCCAACCCCGCTGAATACAACTCGCGCGGTGAGTTTCTGGCCACCAAAAAGACCATCGGCACCATCCGCGGGCTGCTCGGCAACGCGGGCTATTCCCTGCGCGGCGATGCGGCCACCGTCAAGACGCTCACCTATCTGGCCACTGTCGTCGGCCGCGAAATCGCCGATATCAACGACCTATCCGAAGCCGAGGCCGAGGTAGTGACCGACGTTCTGAACCAACCCACCACAACAGAAGGGAATGAATAACCATGTCCGACAACGACACCGAGAAGAAAGAGGAAGGCACCGAACTCGCGCCCGGCGACATCACCGAGTTCATCGTCGTATTCACTCAGCTCAACAAGGGCCGCACTCAGCTCGAAGCAACCAAGGCTCTGCACGAGGTCGTCGAGGCCGCGATGGCCACCGGCAAGAAGACCGGCACCGTCACGATCAAGATCAAGGTCGAGCCGCTGGAGTCCGGCGCAGTCAGCCTCGTGCCCGATGTCACCAGCAACCCCGCCAAGGACCCGGCCGGAACGATTTTCTTCGCCGACGGCGAGGGCGGCCTATCCCGCGACAACGCCAGCATGCACTACGGCCTCAGGTAACCCAACCCACCCGAAGGAGTAACACCCATGTCCGACAACACCATTGCACTACCAAAGCACGACGCCGATCTGATCGACGAGCCCGACGCCGACACCCCGCTGTACCTCGTCACCGCCAACGGCGAGAACGGCCTTCAGACCGAGGTTGTCGACATACGGGGCAAGGTACCCGCCGCGTTCCCGCCGCGCGCACCTGAGCGCCGAACCGTCACCGACACAGCCTCATTCCTTGCCGAGGTCACGCGCCGGCCACTACTCCAAGGCCTCTCGACCGTCTGGGGGAACCGCGACAAGGGCCAGGTCAGCGTGATCTACAACGAACTCGGCGCGGACGCGACGGCGGACTACACCCGCCGAAACGATCTGCTCACTCTTCAGTTCGTCGCGGACCCGGACTGGGCGACCCTATTTAAGGCCGCTGACGGCGAGTACCACGGCCAGGAGAAGTTTGGCGATTTAATCGAGCAGGCCGGACACCTGATCACCAGCCATCCGGCCGCCGAGGTCGTTGAAATCGTCGACAGCATCCAGTCATCCAGCAATGGGTCATTCAAGTCTCAGATCAAGCGCGACACCGGAAGTCAGCACCTCACCTACAGCGAGGAAGTCACCGCATCGGCGGGCACCGCCACCCGGCCACTTGAAGTACCGCGCGAGATCACGCTCGCTGCGCGGCCGTTCGAGGACTACCCGCTGATCGAGGTGACGTGCTGGCTGCGCCTGCGCGTGAGCCAGGGGCAGCTGTTCCTGGGGTTGTTCCCCAAGCCGTATGAGCACTTGGTGCGCGATGCATGGACGCACGTAACCGGCGAGTTGTCCGAAGCACTCGGGGTGCCCGTCTACGCCGCCAACCTCGGCAAGTAAGGGGACCAACGATGCCAGTATCCATGTGGTTCTTCCTGATCTTGGTCGTCCTCGCCGTGATCGCGGTGATTGTCGGGCTGTTCATGCAGCGCGGCGACGACAAACGAATCTGTTTCGGCGGCGCGGGTGTGGTGTTCCTGTTCGCGCTGGTTTTCCTGGTGTTCGCCTCGACCACCGTGGTCGGCACTCGCCAGATCGGTATCGAGACGACGTTCAGCAATGACGCGTTCGCCGCCAAGCTGCGCGCCGGATACCTCGGCATCTACGCGCCCGCGCAGCCCCCGGCGGTCGATCCTATTGTGCTACACCAGCAATTCGTCCAAGAAGCTCCCGACCGCAAGCTACTTGAATACATCGCCGAACAACTCGGGCCAGGACATCCTGACTGGGCATCGAAGGGTATGACGCTGCGCGACAAGGTGTGGTCCAAGTGATCCGCATCGGAGACCGCAATGAAACGGTCCGTCAGTGGCGGGCCGTGATGAACGACTGGTTTGGGCCGCTGTACACCCGGCTGCTGGGGCCGCTGCCCCGCGACACCGACGAGTTCGGGCCGCGCGCTGCCCTGTGGGCCGCCGAATATCAGCGCCGCACCGGCCAGATCCCCACCGGGCAGGTGTCCGATGATGACCTACGCGCGCTGGGCATTGCGCCCCCGGCCCCGCCCGCCAACCGCCACCTGGGCCTAATGTTCCGGGGCACCGGAGGAGTCATCGGCCAAGACTACGTATCTCGCGTCATGCAGGCCGTGGCCAACCTCGTTGAGGAAGTGCACCCCGAATTCGCCGCAACCATGGGCGGACTCCCGGTCGGCGCCGCGGGCAGCATCAACGACATTTCGATGGCCAAGGCCGTCGACATCGCCGTGGCCGACGCACAACGCATCTTCGCCGAGCGCTACCGCGCCAACCCCAACATCAAGGTTGTCATCGGCGGATACTCGGCCGGCGCGGTCGCGGGCGCCCGGTTCCGCGCGTGGCTGGCCGAGCACTACCCGGACAACTACCTGTGCTCATTCAGCTTTGGTGACCCCACCCGGCCCCACGGTGGCAGCTACTACGGCGGCCCAATCCTGGCGGGACAGGGTATTTCATCGTGGCGGTTCGGCGATGTCACCGACTACCGGCACTGCTGGCTCACCGACCCTGGCGACATGTACGGCAACATCCCCCTCGGGGTGGTCGGGGACATCATGGACGACTGTTTCGACATGGTGACCGCATTCCAGATCACTGACCCACTCGGGGCCGCTGGTGCCATCCTGCCCAAAATCCCCGAAATCGCCGCCAAGGCATTGGGTGTCGAGCTGCCCGCCATATTCGGCGCGCTCACTGGTGGCCCCAACGGTATCGCCGCGCTCGGCCTACCCATGGTGCTCGGCGGTCTACAGGGACTACTCGGCTGGGGCGATATCAACAAGCTCACCGGGCCCGCGGCCGCGGCGCAGGCCGCCTTGATCGCGCTGCGTTTCGTCACCACCAGCCCACCGACCGCCGCGCATATTCAATACGAATACCGCGAGGTCTGGCCCGGCCAAACCTATCTCGGCCTCGCCATCCAGCACGTGCGCGACTGGGCCAGCCGCACCCCCGCCATAGCCGCGTAGATCAGTCCGCCCCCGCGCGAGGAGAGCGCGCAGGGACTCCCCACACCGTAGCGTTCCCTATCCATGGCGCCATCGAAACAACTCCCCCTGAACTGCCCAAACGCAGTTATCCACAACCCAACCGCCGAGAGGACCGTCATGCACATCACCATCCCGCCCTGGCTCAAGGACGCCGCCGTTGACGCTGCCGAGCGCGCTATCAAGACGTTCGCGGGTGGCTTCATCGTCGGCGCCAACCTGGCCGACGCCGCGGTGAACGCAGCCCTGACCGAGATCGATTGGCAGAGCGGTATCAATGTCGGCGCCGGGACGCTGGCGGTATCGCTCATCTTCTCTGCGGCATCGATCAAGCTGGGCCGATCCGGTACCGCCTCGGCCACCAAGGCGGTCGTACCGTCCAGCCTGTTCAAGCTCGTGGCGGGCAGCGGCCGGTGAGCCCCGACCAGATCCAAGCCGTCGGCGGCGCCATCGTCGCCATCCTGGGCGCCTGGCAAGCCCGCACCTCGCGCAAAGTCCGCGACCTGGAAGCTCAACTAGCCATCGTCGTAGGCCAGCGCGACCAATATCGTGACAAACTCCGCGCAGCCGTCCGACACATCCGCGAATGGATGGGCTGGGCGCGACAACACAGACCCGAAACGCCCACACCCGAACTACCAGCAGAGCTGGTCGACGAGGTGTAGAGAGCCCACACTGATTGCAGGCCAACGAAATAACGCCCCTCACCCCGACCCGGTGAGGGGCGCTATTCGTGTTTCTAGTGCACTAATCCAGCACGCGGGCCCGGCTTTGCGTTGTGCCGTTTCTGTCCACCACCGCATCGCAGGTGTAGGGACGCATCCCCGTGTAACCACCAAACGCGTTCTTGGCGTTGACATTGCCCGTCACCGTAAAGTAAATATCACCGCGGTCGGGCGAGTAGTCCAACTCGGGATCGCGACCACCTCCATGCGCCACGCCTTCACGGGCCACCTCATCGGCGAACTTCGCACTCTCAGGGTCACGCATGCGCTTCATGAGAGCGGACTGGCATGTCTCGATCGCGTACTTTTGCCTCACTTCAACGCTCACACCAACGTTTCCGGATTGGCCCGACAGCCCTATTGCGCACGCCGCCATGAACGCCAGCAGCCCGACAAATACCCCCAGACACACCCACAACGCTTTCGCCGGGGTGCCCATCTCTCTCGCCATGGACGGCAGATTACAAGATCACGCCCAGGTCAGAAGTGGTTACAGGAGTGCTCACATCGCGGCGGGCATGCCCCCTACCCGGCGTCGGCGAATTCGGGTTGCTCGCGCAAGTGCCAGCCCGGCGCAACGTCCAGGTGGTTGTAGTAGTGCTGGAACAGCTCGATAGCTTCAGCGGCGGATAGGACCTCTGACGGTCGTACCAGGTACTCACTGTCGCCGTTGTAGACCGTCTCTGACTGCTCGGATTCATTTGCCGCAGAAGGCCGTCCGATGGTGTACATACGCCGAACGCCATCGGACTCTTTCCGGCGGATTTCGACGGTCAGGCGCTCGGCGGTGGCCCCGCAAGTCTGAATCCACTCATGAGGGTATGGGAACTCGTCGTACTCAGTGCCATCGGGGACCTTATAGATCGAGAACGCCACGTCTGCGACACCATCCCGATCTTCGCCGATCGAGTTGATATTTATTTCGATCTGCCGGTGCGCCTTCCCTGGCTCAGCGCCCATCCACATAATGAAATCTTTGTCGGTAGTGTATGTATGCATCTGAAAACCATTGCGCTCAAGACTCATTCGCCTGCCACCTTAATTACCTCTACCTCAGTGACTTTCACCGTCTCGACTTCCCCGCTCCTGTTTGTGATCGTAACGTAGGCCGGATTCTCTGGAGTTACGGCCGAGTCGAACGCTCGCTGCTCTGCATTGCGTGTGGCATCACCGGATTTGACCTCAATACCTTTGTAAGTGCCGTCTGACTTCTGCGCCAAACCATCGTAGTAGCGGCCATTCTCGACCCCATCGACCTTGGCCTTACGACGCTCAGTGCTCACCCATTCGTCCGGGTTAGCGCGCCGATAACGATCGATACCCTCTGCCTCTGGTTGGCGACCGTATCCTCGGGCTGTGCCGCCTCGGCCTGTGAATGTGCCGATGGAATCGCGGTCGTCGCCACGGTTGATGCCCTCGCCGGGTCGTCCAGTCCGGGCCTCCATCACCGTCACGCCGTTGACCGCAGCCTCTTTCGAGAGGTCGAGGGCTGGCGGTATGGCGACGACCGCGCCACCAGCGAGTAAGCCCGCCCCGGCAACAGCGACAGGCGCCGCGACCGGTGTCGCGGCCCCACCGGTGAAGACCTCACCGACGCCCGCCGCAGCCATCATGTCGTAGCCGACCGCCATCATGCCGACTCCAGCTGCCATCTGGATTGTCTGGCCGGGGTTGTCGATCATGGCCTGCCCCAAGGATGCAGTGGCGTTCACTACCGGGGCCACGGTGTTGTATATCTCGTTTCCGAAAAGCTCAACCTGCATCTGTACCAACGACTTTAGGGTGTCGATGACCATCGATGCGCCCTGGATGATCGGCGCCAGCAGCAGCGCGAGCGACTGCACTTCCGACTTGAACTGGTTGACGATGTTGCGGATGTCGGCGGCGATTTTCTTTATTTCGTCGTCGTCTTCGCCGGTAATCCAGTCCACGACCTGTTTGGCACCGGTCAGCGGATTTACCAAGCGGGCCAACAGGTCCAGTATCGATGCGTGCGCCGTATCGATCTTGGCCGCGTAGTCGTTGAGCTTGGTGCCCATGGTGCTGCACATGCCGCCGACCTCGCCGACAGCACCGTCAATCGTCTTGAACGCGCTATCGATCTTGGGACCTTCGGGGATCTGCTGGGCCTGCGCGGTTGCCTGCGCCCCCGCTAGTCCGGCCTGCTGAGCGGTGAATGCCGCACCGGCAGCCGTCCACGCGGCGCCAGCGGCGCGCAGCTTCGCCGAATCACCATTGGGCCAAATCATTCCGATGAACGGCTCCACCAGGAACCAACCGGGTGGGTCGCCAACATCGCTACCCACCGCAGACGGTGGGGTCCCGGCCTTCACCGCGGGAGTGGGTGAGGCGGCGGGCAGTGGGTCGCCGCCCTTGCCGTCGATGTTGGATGCCACCTCGGCACGCGAATAGTTGGTCGCCGAGGCCCGGATGCCGTCAGCGGCCCGCCCGGCACCGTTGGACACGTCCACCATCGCCTCAAGGAGTTCCTTGGCTGACGAGTCATACGATCGCGCGAACACGATCCCGGCGGGGTCATCCCCACCCATACCGGCCGAACTCGACAGCGCCGACTGCAATGCCGACAGCGCAGAGCCCCACCCGCCCACCGAGCTGGAGACCGTTCTACCGGCGCCATCGAGGGCAACCGGGTCGACATGAATCGGGGGTGCCAT